CCTTTCTCAATAGTTTATAAATATTTTTTATAGTTTTCAAATCCTTTATATACAATTTTATTTTTAATAAACTTAAAAATTTCAATAATAATCATATAAATTAAAAAGAATAAACTTATAACTAGACCTACTAGTATATAGCAAAAAATAAGTGTGTGCCATATTAACTCATACATTTTTTTTCTTCTTTCTAGTTCTTGCTTTTTTTTCTTTAAGTTCTTCTTTTAAATCTTTTTCTGTTTTTTTATTTGATTGAGACAAAATTAATCCTAGCATTCCACCTTTTTTTTTAAGCCATTCAAGATCATCTTTTAAAGAAGTTGAATAAAATTCACAAGTAATATCATCTGGTTTAGTTTCATTAACAATATTCGGAATAAATTCAGAACAATAAAAAGAATTGTCTTCTTTTTCATTAAGAAGACAATTCTTCAATTTACATTTTCTTAATTTAATCATTATATTTTTCTATAAACATCTTTCTTTTCCATTCATTTCTATGACATTCGCAATATTTAGGATACACTTTAGTATTATAAATTATTCTAATTTCAAATGTATTATAACAATTTTTTAAAGCACATTTTTGAATTATTGTTTGTGGTTCTGATACTTTATTTTTAATTGTTTGATTTGGATTTTTTAATTCATCTTCCTTTTTAGTTTTTTGATGTTTGTCAAAATCTATAATCTTTCTATACTTACGTTGACGATGCTCAGAACAATAAACACTTTTACCAGTTCCAACATATTTTTTATTACAACCAGGAAATTTACAAATTTTATTCAAACGTTCGATTCTTTTGGACTTTCTTTTTTTATTACTCCATTTACTAATATTCATTATATCTCCTATAATATAATATGTTATAAAATCTCTGTCAATATTTATTATATTTTAATTAAAGGAGCTTTAGCCATTTGATTGCCATATTCAATATATTTATCAACGTATTGAATTTTATCAAGCCCATCATATTTTTTATCTATTTTAATATCCCAATAATCAAAATGAATAGTTTTAAACTTTTCTGCTATCTTTTTCATTCTACTAATTTTATCTTCTAAACTTTGAAATCTAGCTAAACCTCCATCCATAGGTTTCATAAAATCTAAAACTTGTAATATAGTTCTTTCTTTACTAGCTTCTTCATACGATACTTTTGTATCTACATATCCGCAACAATAAACATCAATTTGTAATTCTTCTTTAGTCCAGTCTAATAAAACTGCTTCCATTAAAGCTTCTTCTAAAGATAAATTAGAAGTTCCACATCCTCCATCTGTAAATACCATTCGTCTTTCAGGATCATGAACATGACCAAAAAACATTGGAGCAGCAAATGATTTACACACTTCTCCCATTAAATTTCTATCACCATCTTCAGTCCATGATTTAAAATAATGATTTTTATCCTCACATGTATCAACAGCCGTAATTAATAATTTAGTTTTACATTCACTCATTTTCATATCACCTAAACCTAAATTAATCCAAACATCACAAAAATTTTTTCTATCATATTTAGGAAATCCAAATAACTTCTTTTTAAAAACTTTTTTTAACATATCTGGATATATCATATTCATTTTAATAGCTGATATTCTACCACTAGCTATTGCTGCGGCATTAATAGCTCCCACAGATGTTCCAACCATTAAATCATAATATTTTGAAAGATCACCTACCATTGCTTCCTTTTGAGCTAATACTACTATTTGACTTGCACCCATTGCTCCACCACCCGAAAGAACAGCTATTCTCTTCATAAAACCTCCTTAAAACTATAAATACAAGTATGAGGTGAGGTTTAATACGGTTATATTAAACCAATCAGAAGGAATTCTTACTGACTGTCCCTCTACTACATATTTATAAAGGAATTCGATATGTGTAACAAACTATCTACAAAAGATTTTATTTTAAAAGCTAAATTAATTCATGGTGATAAATATGATTATTCAAAAGTTAATTATATTAATAGTTCTACTAAAGTTTGTATCATGTGTCCTGAACATGGTGAATTTAATCAATCTCCAAATCATCATTTAAATAATCATCGAATCTTTTTTAGATAAAGTTTGTTCTATAAATGTTTTAAGTTCAAATGCACCATTAAAATCTAATTGTGTCGATACTTGAAAATATAACGGTCTACCCAAAATAGCAAATTTTATACATATAAAATATTCCTTAATAATAATATAATATCTATTAAATTTTGTTATTATATTTTTAAAAGGTCGATTGGGATAATAAGTCCAATATTGATCTCCAGATTTAGACCAAGGTAATTTTTCTAATTTATATTCAAGAGAATAAAGATTATATTCTTCATCATACCAAATTCTTAAAACATGATCCATGTCTTGACAACAACAATCTATGTATTTATGCATAAACATTAAACCCTTCTAGAAAAATTAAAACATTCTTTTTTTAACATATGACCACAATTTAAAACATTCTTACAAATTTTACAACAAGAAAGATTCCAAGATTCTCTAAAATGTGAGGCATGTTGAGGCATCCACTCATTTAATATCCAAGCTTCTCCAGGATCATTATGTATTTTTAATCCTTCATAATATTTCGCCATTTCAATATAATCTTTTTGAACCTTAACATAATTAGGAAAATCAGAAGATGTCATTAAATCCATATACCCTCCTATGTTAAATACCAGAATATAAAATTCTAGGTACTAGGAGTATTTATAATAAGAAACATTCATATGGTTTTAATTTTAATTATTTATTGATCTTATCAATTCTACTATCTGTATAACTTTTTGATACGTCTATAGTTAATTTTGAAACATCTTTAATTTTTCTATGAACTGTATCAAATTCTCGATAAATTTCTGAAATGTCATTATCAAATCTTCGATCAATTTTTCCATCCCAATCATCAAATCTTCGATAAATTTCTGAAATGTCATTATCAAATCTTCGATCAATTTTTCCATCCCAATCATCAAATCTTCGATAAATTTCTGCAACATTTTCATTAACTAACTGTTCTAAATTTTCTTTAACTTGTTTTATACTTTTCATCTTAAATAATATCACAACTACAGCAGCAAATAAAATCACTACCAAAGCTGCAACAAAACCTAAAAAAAATGTTATCATATCCATAAATCCTCCTAGATATATGAATGCTTCTTATTTACAATTTCAAAGAACTTTATTTATTAACATTTATGAGCATCTTCAAATCTATCTAAATAAGCTACATAATTCCAGTCAACAGGCGGTTTTAAATCTTTCGAATGCATCAACCAAAGTACCTTCGCCTTGGGTTGTTTAGGAACAGCCGCACAACCATCTGTATATATAACTATACCATCACATTGTTCTCTGTCTGCCATTTCTAATACTTGATTAAAATCGGTTCCTCCCCGTCCCATGACCTTAAATTCCTTTCTAGCCTTTTTAACGTTTCTTTCAACAGATTTAATCTCTGTATCAAACTGGACATAGATCATCTCAGCATGTTTAAGACACGAATTGATTACAGCAAATCCTTCTTTAAGATCATCATCACTCATTGATCCTGAAACATCAACAGCAAAAATAACTTTAGTCTTATACTTTCTACGATAACCAGGAAAAGTAAAATCATATCTTCTATTGATTTTCATTCTAGACGTAATAGTTTCTGCCATAATTACTGAACGACTAAATCTTCTTATAATTTCTTTATAAGAAATTTTAGGTTCATTAGCTGCAATAATTTCTACTCTAGCATCTCCTGTAAACTTTCCCCAATTCGTTAAATTACTATTTTTCTTATCATCAATAAAATTTTTCAACTCAGCATCAAATAAATCATTTTGCCCCCAACCTTGGTTTGCTGTTCCATTAGGATCAAAGTAATCTTTAATTGCTTCTTTTTGATCTTTATATTCTTTAAACCCATCGGAATCTTTACCTTCTCCTTGACCTTCTTGACCTTCTTGACCTTCTTGACCTTCTTGATCTTCTTCTTGAGAACCTGAAGAAGAAGCATTTTTAATTAATTCTTCTTTCTCTTTTTGTGTCATTGAATTCCATATTTGTTTAATCTTATCCTTAATTTCATTTACTCTTTCCATAAGATCACGATAATACTGTTCATAAAATAGATTGGGTTCAAGATCAAACTTTTCAGGTGAAGGAACAAATTCATCTAGTCCTGCTAAAAGATTCTTAATACTATTATTCATTAATTGATTAATAGTAATCGAAGAAGACAACGCTGATATTTGTTTAGGTTCTTTGAGTCTAGTTGTAGCATGACGTAGAAGAACTTTAAATCCTTCTGATGCCATAATAAGTTCTAGACGTTCTTTAGAAATTGAATTAATAAAATTAGGATTATACCTAAGAGTAGGTGTTCTTCCTCTAATATCAATTCCCATAGTCTCTTGATTAGGATCAGCTACTTTATCTAACATACACATTACATTAAGCATAATGGTATCATTAGTAAACCAATCCATCATCACAGATTCTAATTTTCTTTTGGCTTCATTAAGATCAGCCATTTATATTTCTCCAATGTTATTAATAAATACCATCTTTAAAAGTCCAAACAAACATAACACCAATGATTGCAAAAAATATAATTATTACTCCTATTGGAATTCCCAATACCAACATTAACCAAATAGGTATATGAATACTTAATATCATTTAATACTCCTTATAATATTTTTTAAACTTGTCTTTAAAAATTTTTAATTCTTTAGCACAATATAAAACATGTTTTTCTTTTTGTTCTATAAATTTTTTAAAAAATTCTTTAGGAGGATGTTTAATCTTAATCCAATCAATCCCTCTAAAATGTTCTGAATAATTATATTTATTTGTTATAGAAGGAATTATACTTTCTTCCAATTCTTTTTTAGTTATTCTTGTTCTAGAACCAGAAGAAAAATATATAAAATCCCACTCTCCAATACCGCTCGACCATTTTGTTCTGTATTTTAACCACATAATAATCCTTTTACTTTTTAATAGTATCTGCTGGATTAATAGTATCTGCTGGAACTTTATTAAAATTTTCTGGTTGTAATTCTTTTATCCAATTAGATGCTAATGTTGCTACTTCATTAGGTAATTCCATTAATGCTTTATTATTTTCAACAGCATTAATAATTTTAGGTACTACTATAATAGTTGCCATCTGTTTTGTTGAAGGCAAAAATACTGCTACAATTATAAAAATAAATTCTATTGGTAAACAAATAAAAATAATCTTTTTAATTATTTTTAGTTGTTCTTCATAATTTCCATACTCTGAAAGTCTACATGAAATATAACCTATAATTGCTATAAGCAATCCTAAAGCTAGAAAAAATGCTGGTAATTGAAATAGAGTTCCTATAGTATCTAGTTTTAGTAACCAATACAATTCCCACGGAGACATAATAAATCCTTTCATTAAAGTTTAAAAATAATTACCATTTCAAATCATCAGTGCTTGGACCACCATTAATAATATCATCAATATCAGAATCACCACTACTCCAATCTTTACCTTCTGTATCACTTTGTTTAACCATATCATCAACTTCTTTATCATGAATAGTCTTACCTTGAATGATATCCACAAAGAAATCAACTAGACCTTTCTCATTACTATTTAGAAGTTTTTCCCCCCAAGTTTTCTTCTGTTGATAACTAGTTGTAACATGATCCATAAACTCTGCAAGAATTTCTTTAGGAACAGTTTTTAAATATTTTTCAACATTTTGTCCATATTTTTGAGCTTCTTTTTTACCAGCATCAAAAAGAACAACCTCTTGTGTTTCTAAATAAATTGCAATTTCTTTATTCAAATAAACAAGGTCTTGATTAGTAAACTCTTTAATCTTATGCTCAACAGTTTTATCCCAACCAGTTACAATCTTTGCTCCTGAAATGGAACGAGCCGATTCTTTAATATACTGAGCAAATTTAGCACAACCTCCTTCCCCAATGATTCCAATCATAATAGTCTTAAAAGTTGTATTATCATTGATAAGATTCATCGAGTGATTAAGAATGTCTGATACCCTCTTCCATGAACGTCTAGAAGGAGTAATCTTATCAATCTTGTTATTAGACTTTGCATCTGGAGGATCAAGAAATTGTCTATTCTTATTAACAAAACCTATTACATATTTATTAACTTTATTAGTCATTGCCCAATTCAACCACTCTTCAGTATCGGGATGAAATTGATAAACATTAAATCTATCCAAAAGAGCAGGGTCTAATTCAGTTACATCATAATCATATTCATCTCCAGAAGGATTCATTGCGGCTACAATTCTAGTCTGTTTAGGCAAAGGAAGTCCGTTGAGCTTGCGGTTAAGAACCATATCAAAAACGCATTGATAAACTTCTGGTTTACTACGATTAAATTCATCCATGAAGATAACAATCTTTGCATCATCTTTACGAGGCCACCACTTAGGAGGACAAAACTCGGTAATACTTTGTTTAATAGATTTGCCGTTGTAAGTAAATTCTACCTCAGTTCTATTAGGCAATCCAATAAGATCACCGCTATCGGCCATCTGACCTAGAAACAATGTAATGACTCCAAATCCCTGTTCTTCATAATAATCCCTAAGAAATTCACTTTTACCGATCCCATGAATCCCAACGAGCATAATAGCTTGATCGATTGGCGTATACTTTAAAATTTGTTTCATCTCCACAATATTAGGCATACAAACCTCTTTTCTGTTTATAGTTATATAATTTAATTATGATTTAAAATATATTATGGCAATATGATTGTCAAGGAAATATTAAAACATTCTATACTTTTCTATACACACAGAATTATTATTAAGATATAATATCATGTCACAAGTTTGACTTATGTGATGTGGTAAACTATAATCAAATTTTTGAGTTAATTCATTATAGCGTATTGGATTAATATGTTTAGTATAAATTACAATTAAAGGAAATCCTTCTTGTTGGCGAGCTTTCTTTAATTCTTCAATATCTTTACAATTAAAATCTGCTATATGATTATAGTATGTAATTTTTCCATGTATGAAACATTTGCAGAATTCTTTTAATTCAGAATTTAAATTAAGTAATAAAAGAGTTTTATCACCATTTAATATTTTAAATATAATTTCTGCCTTTTCATCTCGACTAGTATTAGTCACAAACATATTATATTCATTTCGAATTATAATGTTTTATAAAACTATCTAAATCTATATCCTCTGGATCGATATCAGTATCTTCTTCAATACGTTCTTTAATTACTTTTTTCTTCTTGTTTTTAGGATTGCCATCATCATACCAATCTTTAAAATTCTTTTTATAAGACTTACCCATTTTCCTTTCATTTCTCCTATTTAAATTAATATTCTATTACACATATGTATTTATTATTTTTAATAAGATAATAACATATATTATGACAAAATAAAAATCAAGATATTTATATTATAAAAGAGGAAGACATTTCATACTTTAATAAAATAAAAGAGAGCAGTCTTTCAGATCGTTGCCAAGATAAATCCCTATCTTGACCGACTAACACATCACTGGAGGTTATGACTGCTCTCTCTTATTATTTAATTAAAAATCTTCCATTTCATACAAGAACTTAGTCCCGCCAATTAATTTTCTATTATAAGAAGTTGATTGTACAAAGATAGTATAATTACTAGAAATTGTTTCACTTGGAGAGATTCTATTACTGTCTTTAGGAATACCAAGAATATCTCTTACGGCATCACCACAGAACATATCTCCCGTTACTTTATCCTGTACAACAATTTCTTTCTTATCGGAAATAGTTTCTCTCTTTGTAAATTCATAAAATCCTCTACCAATTTTAAACTTCAATCCGTTATTAATTACAAAGTCTTTAATGGAATTATTTGTATCAACAGTAAGAACTTGAAAGCGACCAGCAGGAACAGATCGCATATCAGTTGAATCATATCTCTTGCTAATCTCTGCTGATTTGAAAGCGACCTTCTTACCTGTCAAGATTTCAAAGTTTCTTACCATTGCTCTTGACAAACTTCTACGATCCTGAAGCTTATCAATGAAGTCATTAACTTGGTCCACACCAACTTGCTGATAACAAACAGCTTTAATAATATCAACGATATCTCCAAACTGATCTAGATCAAGTTTAAATCCACCAGTAATTTTAGAAATTTCATTATAGAAACTTTTAGCATGACTTCTATTAAGAGCTTGAACTCCATAAACCTTCACACCCATTTCCAAAAGACATTTCAATTCATTACGCCAATCTAGATGCATTTTGTTTTGGGCTTCATGAGCAGAGTGAGGAACATCATCACCAATCAATATCAAAACCTTACTCTTCCCTGCTGTCCATTTAAAATTTCTAGCCGTATGCAAAACCAATTCATAACACTCAGGAGCATCACCACCACCAGTATTTCCACAGTTCTGAATAAAATTTACAAGACTAGCTTTATCATCTGTCAACTCATGTGTCTTAATCACATAAGAATTTTTATCACTAGCATCACAATAATCTCCATGAGCTACAACACCCATCTTGAAATTAGGAACTTCTGCAAAAAGAGTCTTAGCAAAGTTTGCTACTTCTCTTCTTACTAAATTCAGACATTGATACATTGATCCAGTTGTATCGAAGGATACTACTACTTCGATATCTTCTGTAGGTTTCATACTACTTCTCCTTTTAAATTATTATAATGGTTCAGCACTTTTTAAAACAATAGTTTTATTTCCATACTTATACAACACAATATCGTGTGTATTAAAGTCTTTAGGGTATTCAAACAGTTCCTCTAGTTTTGGATTTTTCTTATTGCCCTTAAAAATTATGGGCAAATCTTCTGGATAAAGAACAATAACCATTTTCAACTCCTTATAATTTTTTTTGTTTTTCTTGATTAATTTTAATTTGAAGTTTGTGAATTTTATGATTTAATCTATTTATTTGACCACTATTATAATTCTTGTTATAACTACAAAGCTTTCGTAAATGCTCCTTTGCTACTTCTAATTCTTTTTTATAATCCATTTAAAAATCCGTTTTATATTTTAGATGATCACTTAATGGTTCAGATGGTCTAGTTCTTTCTTCTACTTTATTAAGGACTTTTTCCATATTGTCAAGTCTATCCATCATCATCTTGACGGATACATATTCAGTTCCTTGCTTTTGCATTTTAGATTCAGAACCATACCATTCTTCTATGCAATTAGAAAGAAGCTGATGTAATGCTCCGGTTTGTGGTTGCATAGCCAAAGAAGAACTAAGAGAAAGCTTTTCAAGTTCTTCTAGTCTATTCAAAACATATTGTTCGAATCTATTAAAATCTCCCCACTCCCCTCTTCTCATTGCTTTACATTCTTCTCTATTTCTCATTAGATCAAGATCATTCTCTGTCAACATCTGATGAAGTTGATCTAGAAGTCTCAATGGATGATATGCCATTTTCACATCATAACCAAATTTTTCAAAATATTCTTTTCTAGTTTGATTATCACAAGTATGTTTGTCATTCCATTCTTTAACACCATTCTTTAATCTAGACAACTGTTGAAAGGCATATCCTTTAAAAGCATGGAATGATCTCATTGAAAGAAATAACTTTCTATTATCTCTAAGAGTCCATCCAATATTATGAGCATATTTAACTAATGCTCTTCTAGCAAAAAGAGATTCTACTAATGAAGGAGAACCTTTCATTCCTGCAAGAAAAAAGAAATTGACTAGAGATTGCCACTCACCTTCAACATCTGTTCCATTTTCTAATTGTAGTCTAGTCGTTTTATCCTTGCATGTTTTATGTTCAAAGGAAGGATATTGATCAAATCCTAGAACAAATCCATAAGACTGAGGATAAAGATGTTCATGCTTCGGCATGACTAGAGCTACGAAATCGAAATCTGAATTCTCATTATTAGTTCCATAAGCTTGAGAACCCATTATTACTTCATACAATAGATTATCTTTCATCCATTGTTCTGAAGATTGAAATCTCTTTTGAGCAAATAATTCTGTAAAAGTATCCATTGTTATTCCTTTTTAATTACATTAAAGCTGGACAATACGAACCGAAGTCTTTTAGTGTCATTACTTGTGGATTAATAAATTCTATAATTCCCCATTTAAAAACAAGATCATGAGCTTTAGGATGTAACTTTCTTGTTCGTGATTTAATTAGAAATTTAAATTCATTCCAATTTAAATCAGATTTAACAGGCAACGCCATCATTCCTTCGCCTTTAATAACATAAGTAAACATATTAATCTTTATCTAAAAGTTTAAGTTGTTCATATGGAATAAAATCTGAACGAAGGTCTTTAGTAGTTGACCACCATTGAATCTTAACTCCTGGATTTATTGTACATATTACTTGATAATTACATCCAAGTTTAAAAGTTTTATTATGATGTCCAACAACCGTAACTTTGCATCCTAAATAATAAACACTAGTTCCAATTGGATATTTTTGTTCGACTTGTTTTAAACGTTTTTCATTATCTTCTCTCTCTAATTTTTCTTTTAATCTTTTAGCTGATCCAAACATTCTTATCTCCTTTTAATTAAATATAATTTATGGTAATAATAAAGTCAATGTTATTTTGTAGAAACTTTATAGAGAAACTTTTCATTAATAAAATGAACCTTCCCACCTATCTCAACTAGTTTCATAGAACTATCGAAAGGAGGATTAGCAATTGTTTTAATCTTAGAATTATCTTTAAATAGTTCTAATTCATTATCAGTACTTAACAAGGCACAAATATCATTAGGAAGAACAGTAAAATTAATTGCATCATAATTTACATCGTCTATCTTCCTGACTGTATATTTTGTGTAGGTATTGTCAAATACAAATACAAATCTATAATATACATTTTTCTTTTCGGCTGTAACTACACAAACTTTGTTTATCATTTTCATATCAATGATACGATGCTTCTTTAATTCTGGGACCATAACATTGACACACATTCCTTGACTATAAGGAATAGTCAACACACTAGTATCCATAAGGTCTTGATAAATTACCCCCTCAAATAAATGACTAGCCAATGTAGAAACAGATGCCGCAGTTCTCATATTAGCCAAGACTTTACCATTAGGCAAAGTTCTAAGACTAGTCTCAATCAATTTATCATCATATATAGAATAGATACATTTATTCTTATACATGATGTCTTTTGCTTTAATAGCATGAACATCTAGAGATTTAAATGTTTTAAGTTCTGCATTGTGTCCCATTAATTGACAAGTCATAATATCCATATCCAATGTAGAACCGACTATTACTTTCTTATTCTTATCTAGATCGGCTATCTTCTTTCCATTGGAATATATTGCATTCTTAGTAACTACATATTTAATTCCCATGATGTCAACTATATCAACAATATTTTCAGGAGCTTCTAGTATTCTTTCAATATCAAATCCTTCACTGCCTTTAATAATAACAATATGACTAGGCACTCCAACAGGAGCAATCGAATCAGCTATAGGAGGAATACTTCTTTCATTTTTAGTAAACACATTCTGAAACCAGTCTAGATGTCTTTTAGGAATGACAGTAAACTTATTACATACATTTGGTAATGTAACATGTTTATCAAATACAGAAATATTATCATCCATTCTTTTTTGCCATTCAGAAGGTTTATAGTTTGGATGTTTTCCTTTGTATGGGTGAATCCCTATATAAAGTTGAAAGGATAATATAGCAAAGGCAAACCAATCTGTCATTTCATTAAAGGTTCCAAATGGAAATAGTCTGTCTCTAACACTATCCATGATAGCAGTCGCAGGAAAATTAGGAGTCTGATAACTATCAACGTCTATAAAGATAGGAACCTTGAACATATCTTTGACTAGTATATTCAATTCATTGAGATCGGCTATAACACATTTATCTGTATGAACATTCTGAACAGTCAGTTGAATATTCTTAACTAGATCGCAAATATCTTTTTCAGTTATGTTCTGATTATCTTTAAATGTTTTAGTAAACAATTTACAAAGAGGAACACCATCTGTAACAAAGTCCATCATGAATCCAACATTCTTATTATAAGAATCATATACAACCGATAAAGGTTTAAGAACATTCTTATCTCTAATAGTTGATAATTCTTTTATCTTCTGTTCAGATATAGCTTTATGAAGATCATGATATATTTTAATAGCATGATTATTCAAAACATATATCTTAGCTTCTCCACCTTCAGCTAAATAATTCTTACTGCTTAAAGTTATCTTACCAAGACTAGGTATAAAATAATTACTCATTTTAATCTTTCATATCGGGATAGTTTATTTTAATATATACAATTTTATATTGTACTGCCTCTATACTATCTTTAATTTCATAAACATCATCTTGATTATAATTTCTATCATCTGAATTAATACAATCTTGATCATATTCTTCTAGTCTTTTTATAAAGTCAGAAAGACTTTTATCTAAATCATTTAAGATTTTTACAAACTTATTCATGATTATCCTTTTTTAATTCGATTAATATTTCTTCACAACCTTCTATAAAAATTACTAATCTAGATTCTGTTTGGCAATAAATATCTCCTCTACAATTACCAGGATCAAAATTTAACATTTCGTTTATTTTATCTATTATTTTTTGTTTTAATATATCATTCATAATTATTCCTGTTCAAAATAAAGAGTTGCTATAGAAATATCATCGTCATGTTTAATATTATCCTTCAAGCATTGTCTTTTATAAGCCAACAATCTTCTAGATACAAAATCTCCAGTAACATTTTTAAAATTTGTAAATTCATTACAAACATTGTAGAGGTCTAGTTTCTCTCTATCCTTTGTAAATGTATGGACTCCATCCGAAAAAACAGAAATAGATTGTAATTTCATAGCTACATTATCAATCCATCTGTAAGTATCTTCAGTTGGAATAGAATTACAACTGTGTTCAGATTTATCTTTATGATGTATGCTTTTAAAAAATTTCTCCATTCCTTTAAATTGACGTTGATAATCTGCATTTCTAGATTTAGATAATGCTTCATATGAAATATAATAAGGAGCATTAGATAAATATTCCATTGTAAACGTATGCGATATTCCTTCAGCCGTTCTTAAAATAATTACTCCATCACCATACATATATACTTCTGTTTTTAATCCATCTGTAACTGCTATGACTAGAGTTGCATCAAACATCAACGGAGTTATCGATGCAGAGAACATAGTAGAACAATTTTGTATCGCTATCTTCATTTGTTCTTTAAAAGACTTAGACCTATACTCAGTTGTACTTTCATGCAAATAAGCATAGACCAAAGCATTATGAGCTAACAAAGTTAGAAGTCTAGAACCTACATCAGTATCTTTAGAAGAAGAACAACCATCACTTACAATTGCATAATGGTAATCTTTATCTTCTATGGAAAACTTTCCAGTTCTAGCATAGTCTTCACAGACTATATGATTGCTTCCTATCTCATAATAACTATCCATTAAAATTTTCATATTGTTCCTTTATTAATTAAAATAGTTATCTCCTACCCACTTCTATTCTTTTGTATGTAATATCATTATAAGAGATATTATATAATTTAAATCTATTTAAATAGATTTTCTATATAGAATAGATTGCTCGTTTTAGGAGAACACCCACCCCGTTAAGATTGCTCTCATAACTATTTTCATTTCATTAAATCGACAACGACTGACTAGTTCCCCCAGTTCCAAGAGCCTGACTCGTTGAACTCGTCGAACGACTAATGTATCCTGCAAGCTTGGCAAGTTTACTAGGACTTACATCACCCATCTCAATATACTCTGTAAAATCTCCATCGTTCTTAATATCCTGAAGATACGATTGAACAGTAGAGTCACCGTTCATTCCAATAAGAACAGTAGCAATAGATTCAAGACTAATCTCTTCTTTTCTAATCTTATCTACAATTTTTTTAATTCGACTAGCTGTATAAGTCGAACGATTATCCATACCATCTGTAATAACAAATACAATTGCATTTGTCAAATAGTCTTGATCCATCAGCTTCTTACCATAAGCGGCAGTTGCTTCAATAGCATTATAAGTTGTATCTATCAAATTAGTACAACCTGAACAGTTAATCTTTCCATCATAATCATTAATCGTGATATTTCCAAGAAGCTTAAAGCCATGAACCTCTTCTTCATCATCAGCAAAAGTTACTAGACGAACCATAAGGTTCTCTGCTCTTGCCGACTTCTGACACGATTCAACAGCAGCTTTAATCATCTTCTCAAGATCACGATCATAACCACTAAGGCTAGAACTTTTGTCACAAACAATTGTGACTAGAGTATACTCACTACTTCCTAAACTATTCAACTTTGTACAGGAAAAACTGTAATTTGATGTCGTATTAATTGACATCATTTTTTCATCGTTCATACTAACTCCTTTCAAAATTGTATTGATAATCATATTGATCTTTTAAGAATTCCTTATACAGAATTTCAAAATATTAATAAATTATTAACTGAGAATATCTGTACTTGTTGAAATTTGCATTCCTCTTGGAATCATTTCATTTATAAAATCTTTACCAAATTGTTCAAATCCTGTAACATCCGAAGTACAATCTTGAAGTAAACACATTTTTTTAATATTTTCTTCTCCAAAATTATTTGCAATATCTCGTATCGTATTCGCAACACAGTGACTACGAGCTTCGCCAGCTAAAATTACAATATCTGATAACGCAAGCAAATCAAGAAGCTGAGTATTCAATTGTGTCGAAGGATCACTTGGGTCTTCAACTTCACTTCGTACAGCCGAATAATGCTCAGTCAATATATTTGATCCCTTCGTAACATAATTGATCGGGCGAAATTTTTTCATTTCCCATTGACAAATCACATCCGAAAATGCAGGAACAAGTGCATGACCCCACGATCCAATGATGCAATGATACGGCCAAATTGTTAATTGATACCTTTTATTAGCTTCAAGTGCTTCAACATATGCCAAGGCTTTCTTATTAAAGCCCGCATATGTAGGAGTCCATTTACCATTTCGTACATCACTTGCCGAAATAATAGTGAAAGGATTTGGATTCTTGCCTTGACTGTCTACCCAAAAACAAGGATGGGCAACATCAATCATACGGTGGGAATCAATCGTAACATTGATTCCCGACAACTTATTACCAATACGATTCATCATGGCAACTAGTCGTTGCATATCTTCCGTTGCTCCTGCAACAAACAAGTTACCTCTTTGATCACAAAAATCATTCTGTGGATCGATGACTAACAACTGAACGTTCATACAACCTCCTTCAAGTTTATATTAGTTTTTGGAACAAAATGTTTCTTTGGTATTTTATTTTTAAACATATGTTTAATTTGCACTTTTACATTTGGAAACCATAACATTTTAAACATAGATAATTCTTTAATAAAAAGAAATATCTTGCCCCATTTGTTCTACACCACAAACATCACAAGTAAAAGAACTAGTCGAACTGTTAGACACAAATCCTTTTCTAATTTTCATATTAACCTCCTTAATGATGTGATATAGTTAAACGATTTAATTTTCTAAATATACCTCCATGTTCTAGGGAAGCTTCCCCGGAATTATCACTATAAGAAAAAATACCTATCCACGATCCTTCAGTATTATTCTTCATAAATTTTTCATAAACTTTATTATGAATCTTGTTTTCTAATTTTTTATGTTTACTTTCAATAGTAGCTTCAATTTTATTTTGTTTTAATTTCCATTTTGCAAATGTTTCTATTTCATTAATAGCTTTTTGTTTAATCTTAAAATTATTTTTAATAATAAAACTACTTAACTCTCGAAGTTCACTTCTACTATTAGCTACATGAAGTATAGCATATTTCCTATTACTTAAAATATCTTTAATAATTTTAACATCTTCTAAATTTTCTAATCTCCGTAAAATATTATAAATTATTCTTATTACATCTGGTCCTATATAATAATTTAATTTTTGAATCTCTTGATTAATTAATATTTTATTTTCTTGATCCCAATTCTCTAGTTTAAGTAATTCAACAATTAAACTATTCCTACTTCCTAAATAAGAATCAAATTGACTAATCCAAGAATAACCAATTTCTTTTTTTATTATTTTAATAGATGCTGATCTATTTTGTTTTTTAATATCTTTAAATATTCTAACAACAGCATCTTTAACAGACATCTTATCAAGATATTCATCATTGCTAATAGAATCATCTAAATCTTTATTAGGAAATAATAAATCTTTAACTTGTTTCTCATTCTTTGGTTTAAATGGGAATATAACAATAAAAGAACTAGAACTACTATTACTTACAAAACCATTCCTAATTTTCATTTAATTTTCTCCATAATGCTTTTTATAAAATTTATTCATTATATTTTCATCAAATCCTTTTTCAAGACTATAATTACTATCAAACTTAGCCAAATTTCTAATTCCTAAAGTAGTTAAATATTCTTTCATATCAAAGTTATCCATACTAGTTTCACCAACTAAATATCCATCGATAATATCTATAGTCCAAGGATCAGTACAATTTGGATCTTCAATTGCATGATTAACTATTTTAATAAATTGTTCCTCCGTTATATCTGATAATAAAATTATAAAAGAACTAGAACTACTATTGCTCACGTATCCTTTTCTAATTTTCATAACCATTCCTTTTGTAGCCAAACATTATCCCCAATCTTATCGTATTGTTCTTCATCATAAGGATATCCATGACCACCTTCATGATATGTATATACATAGGTATGCTTCTCTGATAAATCATACAATTCTGAATATTCATCTCTCCCATCGCTAACAAACTCTGTCAGGTAAACATGATCACATAATCCAAAAGATTGTTTAGTTTCTTTCCACAATCTCATTTTCTGTTCTTCATCTAGTTCTACATATTCAACTCCATCTGGAATTAATTCTTTTGAATTGAAAATTATAAAAGAACTAGAACTACTATTACTCACATAACCATTTCGAATTTTCATATTTAACTCCTTAACGAATTTTAAGCAACTATTTTCATTATTTCAAAATAAAATCTTCTTTTGGATTAATTTCAGGAAAAATTAAACATTTTCTACAACCACTTTTATAACAAGAAGATAATGATAATTTTCTATATGCATTTAACTTATTAGAAAACCAAACATCTTTAATAAAATTATCACAATTTAAAACTGATATACCTTCTTGCCATTCTCCTTCTCCAGCCGCAAAAGAACAAGGAAAATAATTTCCAAAAACATCAATATAAGAAGAAAATAATCCAAAACTTTCACAGCTTTCACTCATTTGAATATATTCTTTTTTATTTTCATCTGTTAATAATTTAGACTTATCGATTGCATATTCATAGTCTGGTGCCGTACAGCTATCAAATCCGAATCTAATACGATTTGAAATACAATATTCTACTAGTTTTTCATAATCATCGACTGACATGTTTGAAAAATTATTTTGAATAGCTCTACCTTTTGGTTTCAATTTTAATAAAACAACAGCATTAAGATTTTTTAATCTATCATCATTTTGAATATCATTCAAAACTTCATATACAAAATTTTCATTTTCTTTAGAACACATTAAATGTATATTTGTTTGTTTAATACCTAAATCCGTAAATTTTTTAACAGTATTATAACAAATATTTTTATTTGTTTCATATGCCGATACAGCGACAGCACCGATGTATTTAACAATTTCATTAGCTAATTCATCTGTTAAATCTATTCCAGATAATGTAAAATTTGGAATAATTTCTTGCTCTCTAGTATATTTTAAAATTTTTATAAAATCTGTATTAGTCTGTACTCCAGTAATTCCTAACGCCACTTGCGTAAGAACTCTTGGCATTTTGCTTAATATAGTTTTATAAGTTTCAAATGACATATTAGTAGCTTTATCATTTGTATTACCTTTATAACAGAATTTACAATTATTCGGACAACCATTAACTGACAATTCCAAATCGAGAATTTCAGGTCCTATAGGAGAAAACTGAGGATCATCATCCAAAGTTTTCCCCCATCTGGCAAAGTATCCGGTTTTTTTATCGAAGTTGTAATTGTAATCTTCTGATCTGATCATCTTAACTTTAGCGTTCTCAATCAATTTGTACATGATAAACCTTTCATTAGTTAATTAATATTTCAATATCCTTTGGTTTCATAATAATTTCTTTAAGAGAAACTTTATCAATCGTAACAGTATTAATACCTGTATTTCCTAGAAAGAAAATTAATCTAGCATTAGTATCAGTAGGACTAGTCATAAAAAAATCAAAGGTACAACTATCAGTACTGATAAATGGATTAGTTGCAAATGTATGTTTGCCTGAATAACAAGTATATGGAGAATCTTGATGTTCTAGTTGTATTGATAATTTTTGAACATCTGTTGCTTTAGAGACAAAAGTTACTCTATAGCGTTTACATTGTTCTAATTTAATTCCTTTTTGATATAATTGAATATGCCAATCAGCTTCTCCATCATTTTGAATATTAATTTGTTCATCTCCAGATACAGATTGAAAAGTTGCTCTTGCGGTTGGGTTTACCCAACTTAACCAACTATTCATATTATTTTTAAAATCATTATTCAATATCAATTCTGGTCCATAAGATTCTTCAAGAACTGGATTTATTATTATTTTTGTTCCCTCATTAGATTGTATCATTTGAATATTATTCATATCTCTCCTTGATTAATTGTTTAAAGATATCCTAAGTATTTATCTTTAAACCATTTTAAACCATCTTCAAATTCTGTTTTTTGTCCTACAAACACTTCATATTTTAATTCTATTTTAGACCCAGTAAAACTAATAGTATCTATATCCATATAACTATCAGATTTTGAATCAAAAATTTGAACTTCAACATTCATTCCCTCTTTATCCATAATTGCATTAAGCTCAGATATTAATTGATAAATTTTCATCCTATCTCCTTATTAATTTATATTAAAATATATTATGGCACAATTCATGTCAAGATTTTTATTTAAAAACTATAAATACTTATAAGATTATGAAGGACAGCGATTGATCCTCGTTTCTTTGCCAATTCAAAGATTACTTCAAAATCTCTTACTTTAACCTAATTGGAGGTATCTTATGCCTAAAAGATTAACCACAGAAGAATTTATTCAAAAAGCTAAACAAGTACACAGTGATAAATATGATTACTCTAAAGTCCATTATATTAATAGTAACAATAAAATTATTATAATATGTCCTGAACATGGAGAATTTTTACAAAACCCAAACGATCATTTAAATAAACATGGATGTTCTAAATGTATGGCAAATAATAATAATTTAAAATTTAAAAAATCTATACATATTTTTTTACATAAAGCAACAAACATACACAATAATAAATATAATTATTCTAAAGTAGAATATATCAATACTCATACTAAAGTTTGTATCATATGTCCTGAACATGGAGAATTTTTACAAACACCACATTCTCATTTGAATAATCATGGTTGTCCAAAATGTTCTCATAAAAAGGTTGGCACATTACATATTTTAGATTCAAATATTTTTATAAAAAATTGTATAAAATCTCATAATAATTTTTATGATTATTCTAAAACCAATTATATTAATATGAGAAATGATATAATTGTTATTTGTACTAAACATGGAGAATTTAAAATAAATGCACACTCTCACAAAAATGGTCAAGGTTGCCCAAAATGTATACCTAAAAAATCAAAAGGCGAACTTCAAATAGAAACATGGTTAAATAAAAACAATATATATTTTATACCACAAAAAACATTTTCAAATTGTAAAAATAAAAGAATATTACCATTTGATTTTTATTTGCCAAATTATAATATTTGTATAGAATATGATGGACTTCAACATTTTATTCCAATTAAATATTTTGGAGGAGAACAAGAATTTCAAAGAACACAATTACACGATCATATTAAAAATCAATATTGTCAAAATAATAATATTAAATTGATTAGAATAATATATAATCAAAATATTAATTTTATACTTTTAAATTATTTTAAATCGTGTTCTAACATACCCATTAAAAATTTCATATAATTTAAATCTTCACACATACTTTTTGATAAATTATCAGAAATTTTAGCAACAGGTTTTCCGTTTACCTCTACAATCTTAATCACATTCTGTAAAGCAGGAACTCCTAGATCATTGGTCAAATTAGTCCCGATTCCATAACTTAATTTAATTCTTCCTTTAAAATATTCATTTAACTTAATAGCCATAGGAACGTCTAGTCCATCACTAAACACTAATGTTTTAGTCATAGGATCAATATCAAAGTTTTTATAATGCTCAATCATTCTATCGCCCCAAACAACAGGATCACCACTATCATGTCTCACACCATCATACAATCGTGCAAAACCTATATTAAAATCCTTTAAAAACTTATTAAATCCTAACGTATCAGTCAAAGCAATACAAAGTCTGCCTTGATATTCATCATACCATTTTTGTAATAGAAACTTTTGACTATCAATAGGATGAACTATTGCTTGACAAATTTGAAATATCTCATGTGCCATTGTACCAACCGCAGGAATATCATACTTCATAGCATAATAAAGATTACTAGTCCCTTTGATACATCTATCTTCTATTTTCTTACCGACTAGTTTTTCAATAACAAATTCATGCCAAGCATCATTAAATGCTCTTCTAGTTCCAAAATCTACAATATTTAAAATTCCTTGATAGTTTTTAATCATTTCTTTCTTTTCATATAGTCTTATGATTCCATCATTCCAAATATCATTTAACTCCATTATATTCGAATAGGTTATATTAGTATAAACTTCATGCACAATTTTAAGAACATAAATTTCAAACATTAATGTTTGAAGCAATGGTCCTTGAATTGTGATATCCATCTTACCATCTTTTTGCGAAACAGTAATATATTTCCTTTTAAGCTGATAGTCTTCTAGGAAATCTATAAAGTCAGGTTTAAAAAAAGGATAGTTTGATAAGTAATTTAATTCATCTTTAGTAAATTTTAAACTACAAAGATGATCAAGTTCCTTATTAATCATAGGAATACAAGGAATAAGATCAACATCTTTATTACGACATTTGAAACGATATGTCGCAGTAGCATCCGAAAAATGATGAAGGACTAGTTGTAACATAGATAGCTTATAAAGATCATTCTTCATTAAAGTATCAACTATCATTTCAACCTACCTTTATATATTTTGTAGTTTTAAAATATTGTCCATAGGTATTACTATCATCAAAATGAAAATTTATTTTATTTCGTTCACAATATTCTGCTTTAGCTTTATTCCAAACATCATCTGCAAAAAAAGGATTCTTAGAATCTTTCCAAATAACTGCTTCCCCTTTTTCTAAAAGATAATCAGTAACAGAAAAATGATGTGTATAATAAATATTAATAATATTTAAAAATTTTTCAATTTCTAAATTCCAACTAGACCCCGTTATGATGTGAATTTGATTATCGTTTCCTCTAAAATATGAAGAATTCCCTATTATAGAATATGTTAAAAAAGAAAAAACTTCTGGATAACGATCCACGACACCATGAATATCAATACCAATTTTTATCACACTATATCCTTTATTAATTTCTAAATAATATATATTATGGAATATAAGTTGTCAAGTTATTATTTAAAAATATTCTAAGAATTAAACTAGTTTTAATATCCATTTTAGAAATTCCTCTATTCACATTGTTCAACAAATCAACTACTCCTCCTTTTCCAAGTATATGTATTTCAATATCTTCGGAAGATTCGTGTTGATTTTTAGAAACTTCTCCTTCGACTAGTCCACATACAATTGCAGTTTGTTCTGTACTAATTCCTGCTGAATTATATCCAAAAGGAATAATTGAAGTAATGTATTTAAGCGTTAAACCTGTTTCCTCATTAAATTCTCTTTTAGCAGTTTGATCTTTGGTTTCATTATCATCCATAAGTCCTGCGGGTAATTCCCAAATATAATCATTCAAAGGAATCCTGAATTGTTTAATTAAAACTATTTTATCCATTTCAGGACCATAATGATCTTGTATAACTCCTGCTATAGCTATTGCATTAACTTGTTTAGGTCTTTCCATAAATGTCCAGAATTTAGTTTCTCCCTTATTGTCAACATATTCACTAGCCTTCATCTCCAGAAATTTAGTCTTCAATAATGTTTCTGTCTGAATAACTTTCACAATTTACTCCTCTTCAACTTGATTTAATTCATTGCTATATGTTTTGCTCATTTATATAAACCTTTTGTTTGAATATATTTCCATACTCTTTCATTTAAAAATATCTGAGCAGTATTAACTTTATCTTCTTTAATCCAATTTCTAATTTCATATGAATAGGATCAAACGATCCTCCATAAATTCCTATTCTCATTTTTTTCCACAATCTATTAATTCTTTTTTCATTTTCTCAAAAAATACTTTATCAAGCTCTATTATTTTTCGTTGATGTTTTATAATTTCTTCATCCTTATCCATTATTTCTTTAGCAATTTCCATTTCTCTATTAAGAATTTCAATTTGCTTTGTTTGATTCTCTATCAATTCCATCAAAGTTTGATATTCATTAACAGGCATTGTAATAGTTTCTTGTTCCATATTATCTCCTTTTCAATAAATATAATTTATGGTCATATAAAAGTCAAGTAAAAACTATAAATACTTACATAGAGAGACAGCGATCTTCGAAGTCGTTTCTTTTGCCTAACCAAAAGATTATCTCTATTTAACTTCAATCCTGTTAGGAGGTAACTTAAATGTCTAAAAAACTTACTACCGAAGAATTTATTCAAAATGCTAAACAAATACATAATGATAAATATAATTATTCAAAAGTTAATTATAATGGTAATAAAACAAAAGTATGTATAATATGTCCTGAACATGGAGAATTTTATCAATCTCCTAATAATCACCTTAAACCACATGGTTGTTCAAAATGTTTTAAACATAATAAAAAACAAAAACAATTAGAAATAAAAACCAAAACTTGTATTAAATGTAATATCGAAAAAGATATAAATTTATTTCGTAAATACCGAAATATCTGCCAAGAATGTAATCTATTATATCATCAAACATATAATCAAGATCATAAAGAAAAAATATTAAAAATACAAAAAAATTATTATTGGAATAAATATAAAACCGATCCACTTTATAAAATATCAAAGACCCTTAAAAGGCGAATATTATTAGCCGTGAAACAACAAAAAACTTCCAAAGCTTTTAAGTCAATAGAATTATTAGGATGTTCTATACCAGAATTATTAAATCATTTACAACAAACGGCAATTAAAAATGGTTATATTAATTTTGATATTAATAATTATTCTAGTATAGAATATCATATCGATCACATATTACCATGTGCCCATTTTAATTTAAAAAGTCCAGAAGAACAAAAGAAATGTTTCAACTGGACTAATTTACAAATCTTATCTGCTCAAGAAAATATAATAAAAAATGATAACATTAATTGGAAAAAAGATTTGATCTATTAATATTATGCGGCCAATCTCTTTTAAAATGTGTTCGTTCATAACGCAGGACAACAGGATGATTTTTATATTGTTCTCTAATTTTAATAAAATCTTCATAATTTTCGACTCGTCCCGCATATCTAAGATAATCATCATATGTAAATTTATCACTATCATCAGTCAACCAAGTCTTTAATATCATATCAACTTCACTATAATTTTTTGCTTGAAGTTGTGCCACATCCGATACTGTAATCCCAAGTCCATCTGTTGCCACCCCGTTAATGCAAAGGTTTAAAGCTTCTGCTTTGTTATCATATGCTTTTCCATTTATGTATTGACTTGCCATATAAATCGAAAGACTATAAACTTCAGTTTTCCATAAATTCTGTATCATTGCAAAATCTCCAATATCACCAGCCAAGGTCCAAAAACCTAGAAACCGTTCACTGAGATTATCTGTCGAAAGAACCATGCCTTTATACTTCTGAGCAAGGTTATAAAGATAAACCATTCTAGTCCTTGCTTTAACATTTCCCAATCGAATCTTATCTTCAAGAGTTAGAGTACTATTAATCGTTTCATTTTCACCAATAGCAAGCTGTGCAATCATACCTCGATACATATTTCCAAGATCGACTTCTTGAAAATCATCACAGAAAGCACGACCGACTTTTTGTGCTCTTTCAATTTCTTCGGGCTTATTGGTTTCAATAGTCAAACTTCTTCCAATAAGTTTAATCCCAAGATTTTTACAAACAGGATAAACCAAGGCTGCACAAAGAGCCGAATCAATTCCACCACTAACTCCAAGGACTAGCGATTTAATATTGCTATTCCTTATATAACAAGTCAACTCATTTTGAATGTTTTGGATAACAGTATCCCAATTTTTTGTCTCATACGCATTCATTTTCAACCTCCTGTAATATGTTTTTATTACACCGTTTACACAAATTCAATGATTTATAATAAGGAACATATAGTCGATTGCATTTTATACAATGGACTTTTTTAAAAGAATAATTTGATTGTGTATCAATTTGCTTCTTTGCTTTTTCTGCTTTTTCATCAAGACGTTTTAGAATTTCATCAAGCTTTGCCATATCATCTCCTTTAAATATAGGAATAATATAATACATGGCAAATTAAAAGTCAAATTTATTTTTCAATATTTTGAATATGCTCTTTAAATATTCTCTTAACTTCTTCCCAAATCTTGAGTTGCTGCTTTCTAGTTGTAGCTATTTTTATTGTAGGTTCTTTTGTATTATCTATTTTCATTTGAATGAAACGTAATACTTGTTTAAGGTCTAATACATTATTAACTAATTTTCGAATCAACGAGGATAGTTCCCTTTGATCTGGTCCTTTTGTAAGGTTTCTATTAAATATAATAAGTTCTTGAATTAATTCTTTAACATTTTCTTTATTATCTTCTTCTTTTTCACGTTTAGATTTTTTCATTTTCTATTTCTTTTAGAATATTTCTTTTAGCATCTTGACGTACTTTCTTTTTAGAATTAATCCATTCTTCTGCTTCCCACCAATTAATTAAAGGTTTCTTAGGATGATAATCTGGATGATTACTAGTTATCTTCTTTCTACCATAGGCGATCATTTTACCACCACAAATTTCTGTAATAAATTTTAAAAAGATTAAGTCCTTCAGTTACTTCTTTTTGAACTAGACGTTGACGTTTTTTATATTCGGCATATCTTACTTTATCTGTCAAATCTGTCTCGTTATAACTATCATACATCCAATCTTCTTTTAATAACCATTCAAAACCTTTAATCATTTTATCTAATATATCATCCCATTCTTTCTCTGCTTTCTTATCTGCATCTTCAGATCGCTGATCTATATTAAAAGAAGGAAGATTACAAGGTACTCCAATTGTAATTTCCTTAAATCTTTTAAGTCTAGGCACAATAAATTTAGCAATTTCATAATCTAGATTCCATGTTTGGGAATCATCCCAGCCTCTAGTTATTCTTTGATATAAGAATTTGATTCTTCTTATATTTAATTTAGGACTAAATATAATGTTGATTGGATAAATCCATATATTATCATCTATGAATTCCCAAATCTTTTGATACCATTTCAATTTTGGTTCTTTTTTATCCATAGCTTTAAATATAATATATTGTTTTTGAATTGTCAAATTATTGTTTCAGCTTCTCTTTTGAATTTGGATTCTTATGACCTTTCCACCAATCCTTATTGACGTTCACATAATTCTTATCAAAGACTTTCTTATCATATTTTCCCGGCGTACCTATATCTATTGTACTTACATCAAAGGTTTCTTCTTTGACTATAGGTTTTCTATACATTGTATATGATAATCTAAAATCTTTATGTCTTCCTTTATTTAATACAAATCCAAATCTTTTATAAAAATCTATCAATCTATTTTTTGAAGTTGCTCCAAAATCTGTCGATGGTGAAAGTGCTATAGTTAATTGATTATCATCTGCAAATTTAAATATTGCTTCCATTATCTTTGTTCCTTCTCCTTGTTTCCTCATATCTTTAGGAACAAATATTCTACTAATAGCAATATAATCTCCAAACTTATGATAAGACATGCTTACCTCTATACCATTCTTCTCAAGCTTAGATGTTAAAGAATCTAATTTTGTTTCTATAGATTCTTCTTCATTTATATTAAGATTATATTTATCAAACGTTCCATTGTTATTTGTAGATTTAATTTGGTCTGGTTCTAAAATAAATCCATCAAATGATCCATCTTTATTTTTAAGTATCGCTCCATCAAATCCTAATCCTTGAAGTTCTCCTATACTATAATTCTCATATTCTTTCCATCCTGCCGGTTTAATAATTCTAGCATATAAACTCATTATTACTTTTACGCTTTGTGCTCCAGATTTTCCATCCTCAATAGATTTTTTATTTGATGAAAACCAAAATATTCCCTGTGCTCCTTTCTTCATATTAATCTTAGAAAATCTTTTATTAGTTCCATGATATACAATTATAGGTTCACCAGAACTATCCACAACCTTACTATCTCCAAACCATTTTTTAAATTCAGGAGTTTTAGTTTGATCTTCATTTAAATAATGTTCTAAAAATTTCATTATTACTTATTCCATTGTTTAAATTTAGTTGCTGGGAATTTTCCAACGGATACTTTTTTAATTTTTTTTGGATTTGACATATTATATTCAATATTTTTTATTGCTTTTTCAACCGACTTAATTGCGTTTCGATAAAGGTCTTCTGTTGCTGCAATTCCTTCTTTCTTTGCTCTTTCTAATTCAGATTTTAATTTACCAAAAAATGCATCCATAGAAGCTTTATCAGCCAACATTTGATCTGTATGTGAAGGTTTTTCATTAATTTCTCCAACATTAATAATTGGATTAATTAATTCAACATAATTATAAATTGAATTTAATAAATCGATTTTCATTTCTTCATCTGATATTAAACTATCCCAAAATTCTTTTTTATTAGAAACAATCTTTAAAAGAATAGATAAATCTAAATTTTGTTCAGGCGAAATAATAGAAACAATTTCTTTCATTTTTTGTTCTTTATCTTTATTACTTTTAATAATTTCTGTTATTTTGGGATTTTTAATAAAAGAATTTTTTAACTTTTTTTTGGCAGATTCATATTTTGATCCTATTCCATGAATTGCCAAATAAATATATTGCTTTCTTTTAACTTTACATTTATCACATATTGCACAAGAACCTAAACATTCTGTAATCTTATTTTTAGAAATTGGTACTTCTCCTCTATAAGCTTTAGTTCTTTCATTTTTCAATTTTTTAATAATTTCACTATACTCTTGATATTCTAATGGCATAAAAGCATTGTCTATCATAAAATCAGAACCATTTACGATCACATTATCTCCCATATTAGAATCTTCTCCATCTTTAAACAAATCTATTCTATGAGTATAAGTATAAAAAATTAATGGTGAATTTTTACTTTTAGTATATTCTGCTACTTTTTTTAATTTTTCCATATCATCTGGTCCTCTAAATTCACCGGCTTCATTTACTCTAACAAATTTAATCGATTTATCATGATTTGAAATAGCTATTAAAGCTTCTCCAAGTGCGGTTGGTGTCATACATTCCCATTGTTTAGCTTGTCTTTGTCTATATTGTCTAACCAAGTCATATCTTCTTTCTGGATTCATTGCATAACATATTCCTTTCGATCCCATTGGACAAAATCCCAATTTTAAACTCATACAATCTGTCGCAGTAGACATATTAATAATAATAGTATCTGAACCAACTTTAACATTTCCTATACTATATTCAAAATCAAATTCATTTCCTTCATCATCAACCCATTTAATACCCGATTTAACTATGTTAAGTTTGTCTTCTTTATCATCTTCTTGCATTTTATTATTTTCCTTCAAAAAATTTTTATGATATTTTATCGCTTCTTCTAAATTTTTAAAAATTTCATTACCTTTTTTTAAAATAATAATACCCTGTTCAACCAAATAAGGAAACATTTTACGAGGAATCGACATTTCTAATGTTTTTGTTTCTTCATTAATTTCAATACAATCAAAATATAATGGAATTGTTTTAGTATCTTTCTTTTCTATCTTATATGGAAGTGTTCTAGTATTATCATTACTTTCATAAAAATTTAAAAATCTCATTTCTTTCTCCTTTTTAAATTAAAAAATCTCTCCAGTAGTATTTATAATTGTTTTGGGTTTAATATTAACAACCCAAAAATTAACAGGAAGATTATATTTCCATGCTAAGTTCATTCTCTTATTACCTGAGTATCCATAATACAAATCTCCCATTTTAATTAAAATAGGTGCAGGAAGTTTCATTTTTTTATTCTTTAATAGTTCTTCTTCCATTTGAACAAAACTTTGCTCATATTGAGGATTCATTAACTTTCTTTCAAACTCAGATTGTAACAATCCCATATTAGTATAATTATCCGATAACTCCATTCTATTTACTTCTTGAAGCTTTCCTTTTCTTAAAATAGATTGTAATTTCTTCTCACTATCAAATTCTATTCCATTCTTTTCAAAATAATCTCTGACTAGATGATTTTCAAAATATTCTTTTGCTTCATCTTTTAAAACTGGTTTTCCCCATCCAATACTAAGATCAGATGATTCTAATTCTTCTTTTAAATATTGTATGTAACTCATGTCTTCTCCTTTTTAATTTTTTCATTATAATTATCTGGAGGCATTAAAATATCATCTTTATTCCATTGAGGTATATCATTTTTTGAATTTACTTTATCGGCCAATTCAAAAAAATTACTACCATCTGGTTTTAAATATTTTGCATAAAAAGCTTTATCAATTCGCCATGCTTCTTTAAATGATAAATTTCCACCATGTCCTATATGCGCTCCTATATCTATTAATCGTAATTTTTGTTCATCTGTCATAAATTTAATTAATTTTTTACCAGATGCCGCCCAATCTGCATATTCTCCATCTTTAACATGTCTAATTTGATTAACTGTTAATTTTTGATTAGCTATTCTAGTCAACCAAAATAAATTATTCTTTTGTTCATATTCTTTATCTTTAAAACAGTTATATAATATTTCACCAATACTATCTTCATCTGGTTGAATATCTTTTAATTCTTTTCCATCTATACTAAATAAATATCCATATCGTTCATCATATCCATTTTTAACCATATTATACATATCATGTCCAAGCATGGCGGCTCCAAGAGAATATATAATTGCATATTTAATATCTGGAGTTATATAAACTTTATTTTCAACTGGTTTTAATTTTCCTTTTCTTAATGTCAAATCTGGAATTTTAATTCCACTCTCATATATTCCTTTTGCATTTTTTCCTGTTGAAGTACCATGATAATATATTTTTCCATAATCTATATCTCTAGGAGCAGCCATTTCAGCAAGCTCTTCCTTTAAATATTCTAGATAACTCATTTCACTGCCTCATTCTTATTATCTTTACCTTCTAAATTTTTCTGATATAATTTACCAGAATATGTAATAGCATTGGCCAAAGAAAAAATAACAATAACTGATTCAGGAAATGTAACCATAGCATGACTTGAAATTGACAGATATGCCCAAACTCCAAATATTAAAAAATTAGAAATGATAACTGACAATAAAAATGCAAATCTGGTTGAACTTAAATTGTCTCCGGTATCTTTTAAAAGACTCGCTATTCCCCAAAAAATTTTGTTGATAAAATTCATTCCGTCTCCTTCTTTCCTGATAATTGATTTAATGCTCCTCTTCCACCTTGAATAAACATTGATGCTAAATCACTTCTTTGATGAACCACATTTAATACTTGATCTATTAAAATAAGTTTTTTCTCATAATCAGTTTCTCCTAATAACTCTCCAGCCAAATCAACCAATTTATCTAAACCATAATCGGACAATCGCCATTGTCCATTTTCATCTTGTAAATACTCTCCTAATTTTTCTAATAATTCTTCAGTTGGTTCTATTTCTTCATTGGCATCTTTAATCAAATCTTTTGGATCATCTCGTTTATGCCCTAATAAAGCTGTATTAGCATCTAATGTTGCAATTTTATCAACTATGTTATCAACAATTTGATCTATTCCTCTTTCATCTCGTATAATACCTTTATTCATGTAATCTTCCCAAATCTTCTTTACTCGATGTAAAGGCATAGGATACCATTTTTGTTTTTCATTTGGTTTAGCGTTTTGCACATCATTTAAAATTTCTAAAATTTTATTTTGATATTTTTCATAATATTCACCGACAGTATCATCGTTCCATTCTTTTAATGATTTTAATCCTTCGATTAAATATTGTATGTAACTCATAACTTCTCCTTTTTAGTTTCTATATTCTTTTGCCAAATTTTTCCAGTAGTAGCAATGCCATTTGCTAAACAATACAAAATCAAAACTGATTCAGGTATTATAATCATTTGTAATGACATAATTGATAACGTTGCCCATATTCCAAATATAACAAGGTTAGAAAATATAACAGATAATAAAAAAGCAAATCGAATCGAAGACCAACGCTCCGATCCATTCTTTAATAATCCTGACATGTTATACCATAATTTATCAAAAAATTCTCTAATCTTCATATTCTTTCCTCACTATATTGTATTTGATTGCTTTCATCTATATATTCTAATATCCTGTGACTATTACTGCACAATCTCCAACCATTAATTATAATTGATTGTTTAGATTTAATGCTATGATTTCCAGTTTTACTTTCTATTATATATACTTTATTATGACAATTTGCACAAAGATAAACTAAATTGTGCTTCTTATTAGAACCATTTAATTCTTTTGGTAATATATGATGTTTGTGAATCTTAGATCGTTCTTCTGTAATAAATTCACACAATTGACATTTATACAAATTAATCATAATATCTATTTCTCCTATTAATATTTATAGATTTTATATAAATACTTATAAGATTTTGAAGGACAGCGTAGGCATACGTTTCTTGCCAGTACAAGATTACTTCAAATCTCTTACTTTAACCTTACTGGAGGTATCTATGAAAAAATTAACTACAGAAGAATTTATTAAAAAAGCTCAACAAATACATGGTGATAAATATGATTATTCAAAAGTTAATTATCTTAATAGTCATATTAAAGCTTGTATAATATGTTTAGAACATGGAGAATTTTGGCAACTCCCAAATTGTCATTTAAATTATAAAGGGTGTCCTATGTGTGGAAGAGAACATAAAAACGAATGGAGAAAACTAACTACTGAAAAATTCATTCAAAAAGCTAAACAAGTTCATGGTGATAAATATGATTATTCTCAAGTGCAATATATTAATTCTGCTCAAAAGATTTGTATCAAATGTCCTGAACATGGTGAATTTTTTCAACTTTCCAATAATCATTTTAAAAACGGATGTCCTAAATGTGGTGGAAGTAAAGCTTTAAATAAAGAAGAATTTATTGAAAGAGCGATTAGAATACATGGTAAAATATATGATTATAGTAAATCAGAATATAAAAATAATAAAACTAAAATTTGCATCATATGCCCCAAACACGGAGAATTTTGGCAAAAACCTATTATTCATTTATATGAAAAATCTGGATGTACTAAATGTCGAAGATCAAAAGGTGAAGAGACAATCGAACAGTGGTTAATAAATCATAATATTCAATTTGAAACTCAAAAAAAATTTAAAGACTGTAAAAATAAATTACCATTACCATTTGATTTTTATTTATTAAATTATAATATTTGTATTGAATATGATGGCATACAACACTTTAAATCCAAAAAATTTTATGGAGGAATTGATGCTTTATTTATACGCCAAAAAAATGATAAAATAAAAGATCAATATTGTATTGATAATAATATTGATCTTTTAAGAATTCCTTATACTGAATTTAAAAATATTAATAATATATTAAATTCTTATTTTAATATAAAAGAGGTATTCTAACTGGTTGTCCTTTATTAGCAGGACAAAACATAATTTCTCTAACTTGAAATTTAAGACCTTTAAAAGTCTCTAAATCAATTTTAGATTCTAACTCTTTTCTTGCACTTTTACGAATATACCCTATAGTTATGTGTGGATTATATTCGGGCCACTTAGTTGTATAATGAACATTTGATCTAAAATATTCGTTTATTTTACACACAATGTCTGTGGCATCATCTAGAAAAAATGATCCAAAAGATTTTAAATCAATTTTCATTACATCATAATCTTTTTCACCTTCAAAAAAACTAATATTACCCAATTCTATTTCAAACGGTTTTATTTTAACAGCTAAATTTCTTATTTCATCGGGTTCTGTTGAGTGTATCCCATATAATAAAGTACAATGACTTTGGTTTTCTAGTCCCAATGAAGGATCATCTTTACTAGTATATATTGCATTTTTAGGAAGTCGTTCTCCAAATTCTTTGATAGCTGTTGCTACATCTTCTTCAACATTAAATTGTACTGAAGAATATTGATATTCACCATTTGAATTTTCTTTAAAATAAAATTTTTTGAAACCCATTTATATCTCCTATTTTAACTTATATTGTTTCCTATTAGTATTTATATTATTTAAATAGAAAAGATTTCGATT